ACATGACGCACACTTGATGTTGACATTGCTAATTTCGCCAATGCTTTTGCTACGGAGTTTTAGGAAAACATATTCAAGATCAAACGAGGTTAAAGTATTTACATCAATTTTTTCAAATGTACATGCACGAATAATATCTTTCATTGTATTTAACATCTCACGAGAATCCTGCGACTCTTGAGCCATAAGCAGGATCTTTTCTTCTTTTACAAGAAACGGACGATATTCAACAGCCTTCTTACTTGAAGGAATTTCAACAGTATACTTTGGGGATTCTAGGATTGGTAATGCCATAATTTAATTTATAATATAATTTTAAGTTAGTTTTCTTGATGACCAAGTATTGTATGTAAATACTACAGTTAATTTTTGAGCTGTGTTGTCAGAATCATTATTCAATTCAATTGAATTTACGCTAACTGGCCATGCATTTGGTAAATTAACTTCATATACTGGTTCATCTGCTTCATTTAATTGTTGTATAGTAACAGTTCGTGCAAAAGTTTGTGTATATTCAACTAGGTATGATACTGGATTAAGTATCATGACAAGCCATTTGTCAAATAAGTCTTTAACATAATAATCATTTGTCAAATAAAAGACGCATGTAACATCTTCATCAGTATAACCAGTAGGTACTTTATTTTCATTGCGCCATACTGAGAAATCTGTACTTAAAATTTGGCGTCCAGGGAAAGTACAGCTTTCACACAATAGGCTAAGATCTTTGCCAGTATCAAATGGATTAGAGATCATAATTTTAAAACGATTACCTCGTGATAAACCGGCACGCCGTTTGATAGTACTTTGTAAGTCTTGTATTGATGACATTATTAAAATTGTTTAAGAGACTCTTTCCATACACTAGTCTTATCATTTCCAACAAATTTCCAAGTTGGCAGGCATACGGCAATTTCCCAATCGGTTGATGGCACTTCCACAGGCACACTATCTAGATGTGCAAAAAGATAGTGTTTAAAACAAGGAGCAAAGTATTTTAGACTAGACACGCTACTCAACATATTGTATGTTAGCTTAAACTTTGTGGTTTCATCATACTTATCATTGTTTGTAAACGATAACAACTTGTCAAAGAATAGTGCGCGCAATTTATTTGGTAGATAATGTAAGTTAAGACCATAGAATCCGCCTTTGGCTTTTCCTACCATAATGATTAACGGGAAGCGGTCATAGTATGGCAATTCTTCTTTACCTTTAGGATCATAAAAAAACATAAACATTCGCCCGGGTAATGGACGATGCATTGGATTAAGCGCCTGATCTTTAAGCAACTTTCGACGATCTATATTACTTAATCCTTTAAGCTTATCAAAAAACCATGCACGACTTTTATTGGTATGCGCAGTTATACCGCTAGCGGACAATTGGTCGTGATACTTTTCAAAGCTAAATGTAGTCTTGGATGCCATATGCGCAAGTATATTTATATGTCTTAACCTTTAAGCAGTAATTTAATTCCGAGAGATTTAAGAGTATCTTCATGCCATACCTCAAATTTCCAACCGCGCTGTTGAGCATAAGCATGTGCTGCTTCCCACTTACTCATATTCTTTACATATGTTAACACTTCTTTAAGATAACCTTTGCTAGTTCTAGCTCTTTTCTTTGGCTCGAGCGTCTCTTTCTTGGGTTTAATTTCGATAAGATATGTATCACCATTCTTAAAGGTAATTTTAAGATCAACAAAATAACGATGTACTCGATTATCTGTTTTACACCGATAAGGTACGATGACTTCTTCACTGCTCCAGCGAACAATTGCATCATTTATGTCACACCAACGGAATGTATTGCGCTCCCAAAGGCTGCGGTATTTTATACAGCGAAAGTCACCTTCGTATTTTCCTATATTCACAGGATTAAATTTGCCACTGTATGTCATATAAATAGTTATAGTATTTATATGTCCGCTCAAATATTAGTATACCCACTTGAATTGCAAGCCACAACTGATCGCCCAATGATCAGATTCCAAAGTTTTGGAACTGAGCCTGGTTCTAGTGTTTGTGTATGTATGCCAATACCGCAAAATATAGCATTTGCTGATGCAGCAACTTATAATGATGCTGAACTTGGATTCTCTGGAGGAGCTGGTATGGCTGCTGCACGTGAAGGTTTGGGCACAGGCGGTAATATAGGAGCTGGTGTAAGCGCTGGTATGGGTGCAATAGCTGGAGGTATACCAAAAAGTTTAGGTAATCTTGCACAAGGATTATCGGCTAGTTATGGTAAAGCAAGTTCACAAGTACAATCAGCTGTAAGTATTGGCGTTGGCGCCACCTTAAATAAAAATATAACTACTCAGTTTACTGGAACTGCCACCCGCCGATTTTCATTTGTGTTTAAATTTATTTCTGTATCATCTGATGAATCGCAACGAATAAATGATATATCAAAAGCATTTCGTCTTGGCTTATATCCACAGGGTAATGCTTACCAATTACAATATCCAGCTACATGGACAATTCAGTTTATTCATGGTATAACTGGTAATGATATTGAATACTTGCCTAAGTTGTTTGAATGTTATTTGGAAAGTATGTCAAGTACATATAATAGTATTGCTAATATGTGGAGAACTGATGGCAGTCCATTAGACAGTGAAATAACATTAACCTTCATTGAATCGCGTGCTCTTACAAAAGACGATATTAAATTCCTTGAAAATAATCCATATGATAAGAGTCGTTTCCTTGCAAATTATAATGTTCCAGCTGCAACAGCTGATGTAACTGGTAACAGTGCAGCTAATCCTACCACAACTCAAGCCTCTGTTGTAAACAGCACGGTAACAAAAACGGTTTAATTTATGGCAACAAATTTCTTTTCACAATTTCCAAAATTATCATATGACATCGATGGCGAAGGATCATATGTAAATTTAACTGATATATCAAGAACAGTTGACATAACCAATCTTAATGAAGATAAGGTTAGTTATTATACATACTATGATATTGTTGATGGTGATCGTCCAGATACAATATCTCAATTATTATATAAGACTCCTCAGCATTATTGGAGTCTTTTTATATTAAATGATTCTCTTAAAGCTGGTATCAATAATGCTTGGCCATTGTCCGCATTGGTTTTTGAAACCATGATTGGTACTGAATATGATAAGTATAGTTCATTTTGTGTTAATCCTGAATTGACTAACATTGACTCTATTCGTCAGCAACATAGTGATTTTTCAATTGTTCCGCTTGATGATAGGTATTTACCTTACCTATTTTTAACATCACTAGAAACGCAATTGCGTGCTAATATTTTGCGCTATGATCGTCGTTTATTGCAGGCTGTAATATACAACATAACACCATATGATGGAGGAGTAACAGCGTATGCTAATACTTCATCGCTTGACTTGCGCAATACTTTTTTAAATAGCAGTGAATATATTTTGCAATGGATTAATCCATATAATTCGGTTACCCAATCCGCAGCATATGCTGATTGTCAAACATTAAAAGAAGACTGGATTGATGCTGCAATAGTTACATTCCAAACAGCTGATGCCGATGGTCCAAATGTAGGATATAATGGTATTGCCGCTGGATTATATACAAGAGAAAGTTATATTTTTAACAAAAGATATATGAGTGTAGGCTCAAACTATACTTGGCCATTATATAGAAATTCGCCATATCAATATTATTCAACTGATGATGAAGGTAATATAATGTATGAAAATGCGTATGATGTTATCACAAAACAAAATTCAAATTATCCTCAAGGAAGTTTAAAAAATACTGCGCAACTTACAACTAATGGAATTACTCCATTAGTAGTTCCTATATTATTTCCTACTGGTACTAATGGTAAATGGACTGACACCGGTCTCCCATCAATCAATATGACTGGGACATCATATATATTAACTTGTTTACCATCTCAAAGTTATACTACACTGTTTGCGGTATATGTTAATGGAGTTGAAACATATTCATGGGAAGGATCGGAATCAAGCGATCCGCGCCTTGTTACCGATTTGGGAAGTCTTGGAAATAATACAGGGCATCCATTATTTGTAGATGCAAAAGTAACATATAATTTTAATTATATTAGTAATTATGAAAAAGAAACTCTTGAAAATGATGCTAAACGTAAAATAAAAGTAGTTCGTCCAGACAAGATACGTGACTTTAGCAAAACATATTTTACTGTTTTAAATTCTTAATTGCTTATGGACTTTAACAGTTTAAATTCTCCGTTGTCAAGAAATACTCCTAAAGGAGTAGGAGCAGGTGGTAATGTTGCACTTATACCATCAGCATATACCGTTAAGTCATTAAGTATGCAAAATTCAAAAGGTAAAACTCTTGACATTCAAAATATAGTAACAAGTTTTACAATCACTGAAGAATTATTTTCTCCTGTGGTTGTTTTTAATGCCCGCATACGTGATACAATAAATTTCTTTGAAGATTTTGCAATTAGCGGACAAGAAATTATAAATGTAAAATTACAAAAGGTTGATGTTGCACGTCAAAAAAGTGATCCTGCAAATACAACTCAACGTGATGTTGAACTTAATTTCATTGTAAAGGAATATCCTAACTATGAAAAGACTCCTACGAGTATAGGAACACAAGAATATAATTTAATTGCAGTTAGTGACTATGGGTACTTAAGTATGCTTAAACGCATTAGCCGTAGTGTAAAAGGTAATGTTGCAGCAAATATACAAAAGATTTTTGAGAATGATTTAAATGTGACAAAAGTAATTGTAAGAGGTGCATGTAGTACTGCCTTTGATGGAATTTTAACTATTCAGAGCCCGCTTAAAGCTGTTGAATGGCTACGCAAAAAAGCGTATGATGTTAACGGTGCGCCATTTTTTGTATACAATACAATCTCCAGCGGGGTGGTATTGATATCTTCATTGACTACACTACTTAAAGGACCTTTATATTCAACATATCGTTATCATCAGTTCTTAAAGAATACTTCATTGACTCCAGAATCATATGCTGAATCAATGGGTAAGATACTCAACATGAAAAGTAACATCAAGTTGGATAAACTCAAACAGGCAACTGAAGGAGGATTCGCTAATCGCACCGATGTTACCGATTATGCTACAAAGAGTTTCATTAGTAAGATATTTAATTATAGTAAAGATGATACTGTTGCTAAAAATCGACTAAGTGAAAATACTGCATATGGTCAAGCCATGAATTTCTTTTCAAAAGGAAAAACATCGCCATCTCAAAATTTAACAGATAGTGCAGATGCTAGCCGTAGTTTATTATCAGTTAATAGCGGAGCTAATAGCAATGGTGCTCCCAATTCAAGTGGTCCATTGTTAGAAAACATTGGGCGTGCCAAATCATACCTTGCAAATCTTGAAAGTATGAATCATGAAATTGAAGTGTATGGAGATTTCCGACTTAATCCTGGTCGCAAAATAAAAATAGAAGTTCCCAAGTCATCCGATCCTACAGAATATAATAGTCATATCAATAAGACTAATACTGAAGAATTAGATAAATCAATGAGTGGAGAATATTTGGTAGCGGTAGCCGTACACACATTTAAAGAAGGCGTATATACTTCACGTTTAAAAATAATTAAAGATAGCGCATAATGAATATTACCAATTGGTTTACTGCAGTAGTTGAAGATGTAAGTGACCCATTACAGCAAGGGCGTGTACGTGTCAGATGCCTTGGTTATCATACGGATAATACAACGGACTTACCTAAAGAAGATCTTCCATGGGCTACGTGTATTATGCCAGTGACCAGTCCCAGTATTAGTGGAATTGGACAAAGCGCAACAGGGCTAGTTCCCGGTTCATGGGTATTTGGTTTCTTCCGAGATGCTACCGAATTGCAAGATCCGGTCGTAACTGGAAGTATACCCAGTGCAGTTGGTTATGATAATGGATTGGGCGTGATTGGTCAAGGATTTGCTGATCCACACGGAGTATTTCCTAATAAGGTTGGCAGCGATACGCCAACTGGTGCAACAGCACAATCTGGAAAAAGCGCTGGCTATGCGGCTCAAGCAAATGGTGCACAAAATTTTGGAGGTAGCGCAGTTGGAACTGGCGGAGCGTGTTCAACACTTGAAAATCCGCAAACTCCTATTGTAGTTAATAGCGCAGCTAAAACTGCAATTATACAAGCTGCCCAAAGTAAAGTTGGTAAAACATTTGAAACAAGTGAAAACCAAG